CAGCTCTTTTGGATTAGCTTTCATTATATACCTCCTTCCTATGCTAGATGTAATGTTAACTAATTGTAGCATACAATTTTTTTCCTCTGTTAGTTAACTTAACAAGTTTTCTTCTACGTTCCATGGGGTCTTCTAAAGCTTCAACAAAATTTAAACCTTCCTTTCTAGACCAACTCCATTTTGATAAAAGAGAAACATTACGACTCACGGAACTTTGAGCCATATTTAGTTCTGTTGCAATTTTAGTCATAGGAACACCCTCGTTACTTTCGTGTATTCCAACATATAAAAAAACTGCAATAGTTTGGCTTTGTATGTCTGCATTGAATTTTCTAAAACTTTCAATATGTTTTAGCAGAATAATAGCATTCATTAGCTGTCCTCAGTTATTGTTATTTATTAGTTTTATCAGCACGGTAAATAACAAAAGTCGTACTTAAACGTTAATACAAAAAGATTCGATAAAAAGCAAAATCTATTATGTATTCATTATTGTCACGTTTGCATTCAAAATTACTCCATTTACTATATTGCTCAATATAGATTTTAAAGAGAATAAAATTAATATACATATACCCTCCTATTACATTGTTAGTGATGAATTGCCATAAAGACCCATTATATTCATTCTTATATTTTCTTTTGGGTTGTGCATTTAACCTCCTTCCGTATTAATTGTTAATTGTGATTATTCTATAATTTGCATAGAATTTTGTAAATTTCTTTTTACTTGCAATTCGCCCCTCGCCCCTATAAAAACTTTCGCCCCATAAATACAATAAATGGACTAGGGCAGCTCAAAAAATTCTTTCATATCTTAACGTACAGAGGGTTTAAGGGTCTTGTCCGACCCTTACTACCCCCCTAATTTTAGGAATGTATTCCTTTTCCTTTAATTATATTTACTATTTCTTTAAACTCGTCTTGAGGATTGTTTTCTAAATTAGAGTCCCAATCATAAGTCGAGTCAGCTTTACAAATGTCTTCAACCATTTTTAACTTTTTTCGAAGTTTAATGTTTGATTGAATATATTCGTCAGCCAAAGTTTTTTTATTCTTGTCATCAACGTAAATAACAAAACTGTCACCGTCTGTTGAATTTACTGAATGACTCCAAGAACCTTGTTTTCTAAATTGTCTATAATATTTAAACTTTGGATTTAAAAATCGTTTAAATAATTTCATAAACAATTCGCCTTCAAAGTCGTTAGGCACTCCGTAAAAAAGATAGTTTCCTATCTCTTTTTTATTTACTGGATTGGCTAACAACCTCGCTTGAAACTTGTTTATAGTTTCGCTCATATGTTACTCCTTTTGTAGTTATGTTTTTAAAAATATGAGCAATCACATCAACCGTCCAACCATTGCCAAGCATTTTGTATCTTTGAGTATTTGATACTGAACTTGTATAATTGTCTGGAACAGTTTGTAAACGCTCACACTCCAAAGGCGTAAGTCTACGCCAATGTTTTTCACTTAAAGCAATTTTAGGCTCTAAGTTTCCACCTCCACAAGTATTTAATGTAGGTGATTTTCCGTTTTTATCATAAACACGTTTTAATATGTCATGCCCTTTTAATTCAGCATGACCTCTTAAAATTAAACCGTCTTTACTTTTATCTTTAACAATTGGAAAATAAACTTTTTGTTTACTTGCCAACGTACTAGTTAAAGTCGGTGCTTTACCGTCAATATGATAAACTCTAGAACTTTGTTCAAAGACACCTTCACGGTACTCAAACTCTGTAATAGATTTATCAAATTGGTCAGTTGTAATTCCTAAACATTCTTTTAATGACAACCAATTATCTTCATCTGGAATTGAAAAAGAACTATCAGTTCTAAACCAATGTTCAGCTTTAGTTTGTGGAACGTTACAATAATAAGCAACTTGACTAATAGTTAAATTAGCAATTCGCACTCTATGATAACGCAACACAGTTTGAAGACTTTTAATGTCAACCTCATGTTTACGAACTTTTACAATCTCAATCTCATTGCCTACATGATTAAGACCGTCTTTTGAAACAACTGGATTATCTTTTAATCTAATTCCAGTCATTCCTTGATTGCCAAAGCCTTTATAATCTCTTGCCATTAAACAATGAGATTTTTTAATATCAGCTTTTTGCAATTGCTTACCTTGATTAATAACCATGTCAGCAACTCCGTTATCTTCAAGAATATCTTTAATGACAATTCCTTTATCTTCTGGAACTGTAACATTAGGTATATTCGTCCAATACAATCTTCGTCTTGATTGCGCTGAAACAAGATTAGAATTAATCTCGATAGGCTCGACCCCAAGATACTCACTTATAATATCTCTGGACTCTTTATTCATGACAACGTTTTCAAGTAGAAAATATTTTGGTTTGCATTCTTTAAGTATTCTTACAAACTCAAAAAATAATTTACTTCTTGGGTCTTCAAAGTTTAATCTATTTCCAGATTTACTAAACCCTTGACATGGACTGCCACCGATTAATAAATCAATCCATGGTTCGTCTTTGGCGCTTGTTGGAAATGTTATTGGACTTATATTTTTAACGTCTCCAAGATGAATAGTATTAGGAAAGTTTTCTTTTGCAACTTTCATTGCATACTTATCAATTTCACTTGCATAATAAGTATCAACTTTCGCCCCTAGTTTCTTGAGAGCAATTTGACCACAACTCATGCCGTCAAATAATGATAGAACTTTCATATGTGTTTCCTTTTGTAGTTAATTGAAAATTGGCTTTCGCCCCTCGCCCCACGTAGTAGTGACAAGGGCAACAAAAAAATCTGTCGCCCCTATCATCCTCTACAAAAAGGGAGTATTCCTCAAAAAATTATCTCGTTTTTAAAAATTTCAAGATTATTCCAAAGTCATTTAATAGGTCTTAAACCTAAAAAAATTTTTAAATTCGTTGATAACTTTTCAAAGTAGTAAACGGTTTTATTCGTTCACTATCAAAGCGCCTTAATTTCTTTTTTATTATTTAGATATGATTTTTATTAATGATTGTTTTTATTTCTTTAACTTTCATTAATATGTCATTATTCAAATTTAGTTCCCTATATTCTTTTAAATAGGCTCTAATAAAATGAGTAATTTCTAAATCACCATATTTCAAAAAATTATTTCCAGAATTAGAAAAATATTCCTCATCTAAAAATTTTTCAATATCGCATGGTATTTTTCGACCACTCATAATTGATTCAATTTTAAAAATGTCTTTTAGTTTCATATATATTTCCTTCCTTTTGTAGTTATTGAGTATCTAAAACAAAACCAGAATAATCTTTTTTGGCTTTGCCTTTTGCGACTAGTCCACAAATTGAGTTTTTAATATCTAAAAATCTCAAATCAGTTTCGTCAGCATTTAAAACGTTAAAACCTTTAAAATTTTTAGGTAAATATTTTCTAAATACAGCCGAAATATTTCCACCTAATTTTAAAATGTTAAACGCTTGTTTTTTGTTATCCTCGTTTAAAGAATAAGTAACATGATAATTTGACGGCATTTGACCGTTAACAAATTTTAAAGCCCTTTTGTAAACTTTTGTATAATCGTAAAATTGTACGTTTGGAAATTCTTCCATTATACCAAAATTTTCAAAGCTTATGTCACTAGTTCCATTTAAACGAATACAAGGAATAAAACCGTTTTTTTCACAGTTTAAAACATGATTATGAATTTCACGTTTTAACTGTCTTAAAAATGATTTTCGTTCTTGTATAAACCACCTCGTTTTATTTATTCGACCTAATTGGACGTTACTGAAAGCCCCATGACCACTTGTATTTAAACAAGCTTTTTTACAGCCTTCACTCGCCATTGGACAAACATTAAAACCAGATAAATTTGAAGGCGCTAGATATAAAATGGCTGTCTTATATCCATACTTTTGACCCTTCACGGTTTTGGCGTTGTTATCTATATTTAAAAGTTTTTTAGACTTTATAAAAGATAGTGTTTTCATATGTGTTTCCTTTTGTAGATTTAAGAAAAAAAGACGCTTTGATAGTAAACGAATTAAAGGCGCTTAATAGAAGGCTTGAAGAGTTTATTATTAAATAAAAACTAAAATCTGTTTTTATTATGAATTGATTTAATTTCTTTAATTAAGTTTTTAATTTCAATTAAATCATTAAGTTGACTATTCATTAAATTATTAGAATTTAACTCATAAAAGTTTTCTAATCTTTTAATTACTAAGTTTAAAAGTTTAAGCATTAATTATAATGTAAGTCTCTAAAAAATCTTAAAGCCCCTACACCAATTAAAATTAAACCTAGCCATGTTTCAAAATGAATTGAAACAATGACACCTAAAAACATCAACGCAAAACTTAACGCAAATGTTATACTTAATAGAACAGCATTAAACATTATCGTAATACCTTCCATTTTGTTTTAGTAACTTTAGATTTAAAAAAGTCATATTTAAAGTTGCTACACATATACATTATATAATCATAACCACCGTCTATTATTCTAGTTTCAGAAAATGCTTTTTTCTTAATTGCATTTTCAAAACACTTTTTAGGGTCATCATTAAAAATAGATTTTAAATGACTAGCCCCTTTAAAGTTTAGATTACTCAATTTACAAGTATCATTATTTGGTACTTTTATATTTCCGTCTTCATTTATTAGATATAGATTTGTCATATGTTTTTCCTTTTGTAGTTATTAAAAAATATCAAGCCTTCAATTAAACGCCTTTAATCGTTTTAAGCATATTGATTAATTTGAATTAAAAGAATTACATAGATTGACATTTTAACGAATTAAAAAAACTAAAACTTTGAGCCAGTCAAATTAAATTGCTTTTGAGGTTTTACAAATTGTCTTTTAAACAATTAAACGGTTATCGTTTTCTCAAGTCCTAAAACCAGTATATAACTTTTAATCTCTTTTTAGTTATTCCTATAGGCACATTTAATTAATAAACTAAACCGTTAACGAATACAACCCCTTAATGGAATTAATGCAAAAAAGCCTTATTTTAAGCCATTTTTTTAAAATGCCAAAAAAGCTCAGATTTTGCTTAAAAACCAAAAAATAGGCTAATTTGACTAAATCAACCAAAATAAAAACGCCATAGAGCAACGCACAGAGCCTTTAAGCCTTCAACGTGACCTATACCACCCTTTAAAAATTTAGTTATTTCTAGAATTAATTTAAAAATAAAAGAATTAATAAAAGTAATAATAAAAGAATATTTAAAAGTAATTATTAAAAATAAATAAAAAGAATAATTAAAAGAATAAATAAAAGTTAATCTAAAAGAATAATTAAAAGTTAATCTAAAAGTTTAAATAAATAATTAAATGTTAATCTTTAAGTTTAAATAAAAAGAAAAAAAAATAGACCCCACTAGAAGAGTAAACGCAAAATAAAACTAAAAGAACATTAAAGAACATTAACCAACGGTTATAACAACCGATAAAAAAGCCTTAAAACCCTATAGAAATCAACGACCTGGAAATAGAACAAAACAAGAACAAAAAATGCCATGGGGGACAATTCGCACCCCTAGTATAGTGATACCCTCTCGGATTTTTTTACCAAAATCTTACGGATTAGCCTAAAGATTAGCAATGGTATGTAACCTAACAGTATTATCTCTGGTAATGTCATGTACTTCCTTTCATAATGGTTAATGGGTGGGTAGGTTTCATATTTAACCTACTTAAAGACACTTTATGTTCACATTAAGGTTACATATAGGTGACTTTCTACCCCCTAGTTCTAATAAGGGTACTAATTAAACCACCTTGAATTACTTGGCTTTCTACCAACTGCATTTTCCATAAATCTATCTAAATCTTTTTGCAATAAGTCATTCTTATGCTCATTAAACGATAACTCTTGGTCTCTGTCCATTCTCTCTACCCAGTAATTTACTGCAATAGATAAAGCGTCTAGTTGGTCATCATGTCTAATAGAACCTTTGTCTTTAGTAATACGAGTCATTTGCTTAAACAATTGGTGGTCTAGGTCTAACTTAAAGTCATCTTTAATTAATTCTTGGCTAACAACTAGTCTATGTTGGTTCATAACAGGCTCTAGAGTGTCTATAATACGTAGTTCTTTCTGTTTTGAGTGTCTTACCTCCTCGATTGAACAAGGGTGTATACGAGCCATTATGGGCTTTAGAAGGGCTGTTGCCATTCCATCACCAAAGTTAGACTCAATTACTACATAGTTAACCTTTTGGTGTTTAGCTATTGTACTAAGCTCTTCAAGCGTACTGTCACTATAACCACCTATAAGTCCACCACAAGCTGTTACGTATAAAATACCGTGAAGCATTTTAACTACAGCAAAGCCTGTTCTGTCAGCACCACGTCCTGCAGGGTCAATTGCCATAACTGAACCTTCAAATGGTGCGTATTCTTCGGACATATACATAGGTGCAACGTAATAGTCACCTTTAAGTCCGACATTAGGCAGCTCACTGTCTATATTCTTAATTTGGTCTGTAGAAGAAGCCCATTGTATCTTTGCAGGGGCTTCCTTCCATGTAGATAAACCAGATACGACAATTAAGTCGTTAAGTTTAAGTGGATATTTTTCTAAATCACTTAGAGTTGTATCAAGCATAAACTGTAATGCAAAACCACTACGACCATAAGAAGCTTGACGTTCCATTAAGTCTACTTCATCAAATCTTTGTGGGTCTGTAGGTTTACCTTCTAACTTTTTATCTTTCTTTAACGCTTCAGTTATTGTTGGTGCTAGTTTACTACCTAAATTAATCTGCTGCGTTGGTGTAGGATATAAAGCCGTCCATACTCTTGTTTGAAATCCTCTTTCTTCCAAGTCATTGTACAAACTCATTTCTGTCTGAGGTGTACCTAGGAATACAATACGTCCTACTTCAGGTTTGATGATAGCGTCAAATTCTTTTACGGTCTCACCAAGTCTGTCCCTCATTAATTGTGTTTGAGAGTTATTAGCTGACTCCACGTCATCTGCGATAATTAAATCAGCACGTGAACCAGTCAATTGCGATGTAACACCTAAAGATTTAACTGAAGGTGCGTGTGACGCTCTAGCCGGTGCAACATCAAAAGAAACTTTAGAATGACGTTGGTCATCTCTAGGTTTTAAATGATGTAACAATGGCATTTCACTAATTAGTCTTTGTGTAAATGTAGAAAAGTCATCTGCTCTGTTTTTACTTGCAGATACTACTAGAATGTTTCTTTGTGGGTTTAATAAAAGTTGGTGACATACAAAAGCTGATGTAATCCAAGATTTACCAACACCCCTAAAAGCTTCTATAACTATACGTTTAGACCCATTTT